GGGTGGGCGCCTATTGTATTTTCAATGAGTTCATTGCGCGCGGCAGCGTTCGCCTGTTCGCGCGCTACAAGAGGCGAATTTGGGTTTAGATCGCGCAACGCACGATAGAGCGCAGCCGTGCCGGCATTGCCGGTAGCTTCCGGCAGGGTGGGTTTGGAGCCAGGCACTAGCTCCGTTACATTGGGTGTGACGGGACCGCCTGAGAATTCATCAATGATGGCCTTGGCCTTGTTGTAAGCCAACTCGTCGGCAGATGGGAACAGGCTGTTGACCTTGCCGCCGATATAGCGCCCGGCAGCCGCAATGGGCGCCGCTGCCATAGGCAAAGCTGCTCCAAGCCCTAGGCCAGTAGCGGCGCCCAAGGTTCCCCCTGCGGCGCGGCCCTGGACGGTCTGAGGACCGTTTTCGGTGGGGGTTCCAAGCCCGAACAGACCCCCAATGGTGGCACCCGATTTGGCCCCCTGTTTAATCATTTGACCGAGAGTTAATGCACCTTGGCCAGCCGCCTTGACAGGTGAGCCGGAAGCCAGAATTCCGAGCCCCGTACCAATACCAGAGCTGATAGGATTTTGGGCCTCATAGGCTTTCTGTTGGGCATTCAGATCGGCCATATAGTCCTGATAACCCTGCGAAATGGTTTTACCATTTTTGCCCTGTATCTTGTCTGCCGCCGCATCCAGCAGGGAAAGCCCCCCAGCCACCACATCCTTGGCAAATGGCACATGGGCCATAACTTCATCGCCAAGGCCAAAGGGCTTGCCGGTGACGGCATTTGGCTTGGCTGCCGCAGAAACGCCACCAGCCCCCGCAGGAGCCGCGCTGGCGGCTTTTGGTCCCTGGATGGTGTCCAGTACATCATCCGGAGTTGCCGCTGTCTGCGGACTTGCCTGTGGCCCTTGGATAGTATCTAGAACGTCGTCTGGAGTTGCCATTTTGGCCGCGATTACCTGGCGTCTGTTTGCGGGTGCGAAGGAAATATGAACATGATCGCCGCCATCCTCGATCTGATCGAAGGGGATACCGGAGTGAGCCAGTTTGGCTGCGGCGGTTTTGGTATCCATGCCCTTGGGCACGAAATCATAAGCCTGCCCTGAGAGATGGGCGGAATTTGGCACCCCGCCGACCTGGGCATTCTTTTGGGGAGAGCGGAGGCCGGAGGTAATCTGGACGGGCGAGCCGAGAATTCCGCCGATATAGCTTGTGGGGTCGAAATCACTGTCCACCGATCAAGCCCTGCTGCTTGGCCCATTGCGCGTCCTCATGCAGTTTGGTGACTTGCGCCTTGGACATGGACGACATGAGCTTCTTGGCGTCATCGCGGCTCAGATACTGGAACTGGAACACGCGCGGGTCGAAATGGCGGTTAAATTCGGTGGAAAATGATCCATAATCCTGCGAGCCGGTTTGTGTCTTGAACTGCTGCCAAGCGCGGTTTTTGGCCGCAATGGCATCTTCATTGCCCTGCAATAGCGAGATGATGCCTTTGTTGCCCAATTTGGAAAGGGCGGAATTCGGGCTGGTGCTGATGGTGGATTCCAGCTGGAAATTCGCGCCAGTCCCTCCCAATTGCTGGAACTGGCTCTGGGCCAACTGCTGTGCCATCTTTTCGAATTCTTCCTGGGCCTTGACGCCGCTCGCATCCAAGGTTGGAAGATTAAGGCCAGAGGCAATGCGGTTTCCAGCCGCGAGTGCTTCCTTGCTCCATTTGGCACCGGGACCAGGAGCGAAGCCTTCCAACGTGGAATCGAGATTCGAAAGCAGTCCTTTATTCGTGGTGACTTGATCGGCACGATTGTTGAGCCTCGTTCCCATTTCGGCATAGGCTCTTTGCTGTTCTTCGTAGCCCGGCGGCTGACCAGAGAAGCCGCCGCCGGCATATCCGGGCTGACCGCCGCCTTTGGGAATGGTCGGCGTGGCTGGCGCAAGTCCAAGCGGCATCGTTCCAGCCAGTGACGGTGCGCCTCTCTGGGGGAGCACTGTCAACCCGATCTGGTTGCCTTGATTGATCGGTGTCGGCGCCGGATGCATGGCGTTGTACTGGGAAAGTTGATCCTGCACCCGGAAGTGCATATCCGAAAGCCATTGCGGGACTTTGCTTTCGTCAATTTGATCGGTCCCAGGAACCCTTGGAACAGTGGCATAAGTAGTTGCGGCCTCCCCAGGCGTAATTATGCTTTTGGTGACAAGCTCGGAAAGACCTTGGTGGATATGGCTGCTATCGGCGCCGCTGGTGATGTCAGGGGCCAGATATTGGGCGATGGCGCTAAGTTTTTTCTGCTGATATTCCAGCTGCGCCTGCTGATTGGCGATCTGTTGCTGACGCAAGGCTTGCGCTTGATGAAACGCCTCCATGATGCCGTAACTAGCCTCCGGGTGCTGGGCTACAATTCCCGGTATTTTCGTCGTATCAATTGTGCCATCTGGCCCCACCGCTTCCTTGGCGATTTCACTCAAGCCAAGATTGGTCTGGAACTGCTGCTGAAACAGCCGGTTCTGATTCTGGATGTTTTGCAGGTTGGCAAACCCGGTCAGCGTGTCCAGCGGATTTTTGGCGTGGGGATAAAGGGAGCCAGGATCAGACATGTTCCACCTACGGAACTAAGCTTAAGTTGGAATAATCATAGCCGACACTGCCGCCACCATTCCCTATAGAGGCGCCAGAATTGTTTGCCCCGCTCAAATAGGCATAAAGCGGCAGCGCATTGCTTATAGAATTGGTTGCGCCCAATGTTCCGGATGCCTGTGCATTGCCATAAGCCAGATTGGTGTTGGCAATCCCCTGACCAGTGTTGGCGCCAACTCCAGCAATCGCCGCGCCTGCGCCATATCCAGTATTAGCGGAATTTTGCAGCGCATTGGCATAGGTATTCCAACCGCTATTTGCCAAGCCAGTCGCATAATTGGCCGCGCCCTTTAACGCCGCGCCGCTATCAGCCAAGCCACGCGCCGCATAGCTGTTCTGAGTGGACTTGAGCCCTTGGCCCAATGTGAACTGATAGCCAGGAAGATTTTCGAGTGCGGATTGCATGGAGGCGCTATTACCACCAACGCCCAGAAGCTGATTGAGTGTTCCATACGCGCCCAAGCCACCTTGAACATACGGGTTCAAGAGTTGCTGGTTTTGCTGATAAATCTGTTGCTGGGCGTTAACTCCGGCTTGTGCTGCACCGGCCTGTTGACCAGACGCAATCAGTGACCCGCCGGTTGATAAAGCTGCAGAAGCAAGAGCTGCCGTTGGAAGGCTAATTGATGCCATATCAGTTCCCTATCCACATGGAATATTTGTGCTCGATCTCTTTGGCCCCGCGACGAACAAAGAACTGTCCAAGTTTCGCGCCGCGACCCTGCAATCTGTGATGCGGATAGGCGCACTGGACGCCCAAAGTTTTCAGATCAGAGATGGATTCATCGAACAGTTGCGCCCCGGCCTGACTGTCAGGCAGCGCGAACCAAGGCCCCATCTCCGCAATCAAAAGTCCCCTGCTTTCCGCGTCGTTATGCACGGTCCAGCAGATATACCCGATCATCCTGCCATTCTGCCGCGCGACATAGATGCGGAAGAACCCGCTTTCGTTGATATGTTCTATCAACTCGCCATCGGGTCTATATGGCCTGCGCGGCTCAACGCCGCCATCCACTTCCTCGAAATGGACCGCCGTCAGCTTTTCCACTTCGTCGGCAATGTTGCACCAGCGCTCCGCCGCAATGGTGATTGGAGATATTTCGCGGCGAAGATTTGCGATGGCTGATTGGTTGCGGAGTAATTCGTCCATTCTCTGCTTCATATCAATCTGAATGTTTTGGTCCTTGATGCTCAACCACCATTTCCGGTCAAAGGAAAGCCCGAGGCATTTCTCGAAAAGCCATTCGCAAACATGCTCATGCTGCAAATCGTCATAAGGAATGGATGGAATTCCGGTTCTTTCCGCTTCGTCCAGAAGTCGGTTGCGATATTCCATCTGGCTTTGAACGGTCTCATTCATCAGTCCGAGCGCTTCAAGGCTTGCACATACATCCTTCAGCGGCCTTCTGACGATAATGCGATAGCTTGGCGGAAGATGGGAAAGCCCTTCGATGGCAGCGGTTTCCACTGTTCCGCGCACAGAACTCAACGCATCCTTGAAATCTTGAACCGAACCGGCATTGACACATAGATCATGGCCGCATGTTTGGCCGCCGTAACTCAGAAACCTGGACAGCCATGCGGTGCGGGAGCGCGGAAGGGCCAGGATGATAAACGGCAAACTCATGTTTTTATCGCAAAAACAATCGCCGCATAGGGCGGCACGAAATTCACAGGACTTCCGGATCCAGTAGTATTAGTGCCAGTAATTCCGGTGGTAGAGGTTCCAGTGGTGCCCCCACTAGAACTATAGGTGCCTGCTGCGGCTCCTGCGGTGTTGAGGGATGTTTGGGATCCGGTGGTGTGGTTGTGTCCAGGGTCGGTGATGGTGTGGCTGTGGGACGGAAGTTGGGCAACGGAAAGGGTGAAGTTGGTCGCACCTCCGAGGGTGCCAAATCCGAAATTTCCGGCCCCGACCAGAAACCTGTTGGCAAGGTTGGGAACGTTAAAAGTTGAAACGCCATCTCCAGGCCCCCATGTTGTTCCGATGATAGCATATAACGCCGCGTATATGGTGCGCGATACCGCCGTCCCGTCACACACCAGCCATCCGGTAGGAAGTGTAGCAGACGCGAACGCCATAATCATGCCCGATGGGCTGGTATTTCCCCCCGAAGATGCTCCGGTTCTGAGCCAGAGGCTTATCAACAGCCGATACCATGGCTGGCCGATCCTGTAGCCGGTTTCCGGGCTGGTGATCGGCGCGGTAATCTGGGGGAAGCCCTGAAGATTTCCGGCGCCGCTCAAGTCTCATGCCCGATCAAATCAACATAAACGCCACTGAGCGCCGTCTTGACCGGGGCCGACCAGGAAAGCTCGTAGACCCGGTCGCGCGCCATGCCCAACCTGTTCCATTGCACGCTCGTATGGTAATGGCCGGTGTTGCCCAGAGTCTGGATCACCGCATCCCCATACGAGCGCCCCGCATCATCGGAACAGCGCAATGAAACCGAACATGTATCTTTGGTGGAAGATACCATTTCGTCGCCCACCTCGAAAGCCGCAATCAGGTTCCTGTGGGTGAGGCGCTTGTTCTCGTTTACCATGTGTGGAAAAGAACGTATCCGCACCACAGGAGCGCCATTATCAAGATAAGTGTCCAGATCCAGATTATATAACGCGCCATTTTGATAATCTCCAACCAGGATTTTGTTGTTGAAGATACAGGCACAATTGCCCCGCCAGCGGTGCAGGTTGCCGTTTGAATCGATCCAGGCCCGTTTGTGCCAGGCATTTTCCGCGATATCGAATACCCAGGTCACATCCTGAGAGGGGAAATTCAGCACATAGAAGGCATGACCTTCCTGAAAATAGGTGAAACCGATCGCGTCGGATTTTGTCGAATAGGATGTAATCTCGTTGTCAATTGCCTTGGTGGAAATGGGCGCGGCATTGTATTGCGCGCCACGGTACACCACGGAGTTGCCGTAAATGTCCTGCCCCAGCCAGTAAAGCGCCAGGTCGTATTTCGCAATCGAGCCCACGGCCGCGCAACCATGCTCGACAAAGGCGCCCGGCATGGCCTGAAAGGCAAAATCCGATGCCCCGGAATCGAACCACACTTCCGAAGTGCCAGTTCCGATCAGCCATATTTCCCGGTGCATTACGGCAAGTCCCGCGGTGAGATCGTTGCCGCCGGTTTTTTTCATCACATCGAGCGGATCAAGGCCGATGCCAGTGGTGAGCATGGTATAGGTGACATTGCTCAGGGTGAAGAACGTGCCGGTGCCGTCAGTCTTTGAAAACAGCAGGTAGGTATCCAGATAATCCACCCGGTTTGCGGCATACCAGTTGGTTTGCGAAATCGCCCCATAAGTAAACGTTCCGGAGGTCAGATCGATCGCAAATCCTTTATTTGTCCCATCCACAATGACGCAAACCAGCGTGTTATCCTTGATCGAGACGAAGCCTGTGTAGCTGTTGATCTGGCCAAGAAGGACGAAACCATAGGACTGCGTGACCAGATAGACGTTATTCCCCACCACCGCAAAACATGCCCCATTCGAGGCGGTGTAAAGCGCCCGAACGGGCCCGACCACGGGCGCCGTCACGATGAAGGAGAGGCCGGGAGTTGGGTATAGCGTGAATGGAAACGGGGAATCCGGTGGATTGCGTTCCGGGTATAGATTGATACAGCGCTGCGCTTCGGAGATAAGCGAGCGGGATTCGTAGGAACCGAGAATAAGCGGTATCTGCATTAGGATTCCATAACCAGGCGTCTGGCGTGTTCTATCATGCCGCCCCCATTGATCTTTATTTTGAGGTCGAAATACTCCGCCAGCTGGAAGAACTGTTCCGCGCCCTTGGCCTCTGCCGCCCACGAACGGGTGGTAGCAAAATTGGTGCCCCCGATTATCTCGTCATTTTCGATCTTGCCGCCATAGTTGATATGCAGGCATTCGATTTGTGACCAGTCATCATCCACCGCCGCATGATGCCTGCCATCCATGAAACAGCCGTCCCAGCCCCAATATTCGAAATCCGTATAGCCCAGACGATGCATAAGCCACGTGGCCGTGAGTGTCACAGAACAGCACAGTGCAATTCTTGATCTGTCCCGCGCCTCGTAATCGCGCATATGCCATACGCGAACATCTCTATCTCTCAGTTTGTGAAAAATGGAAGGGTGGCATTTCGAGGCAATAAGGTATGTTGTCCTGTCCGAAGGGTTGTCCGGGATCAATCCGGCTATTTCTGCCTGGGGATCGCAGGCGGCAAAATAGGTCGGATATAGCCCTGCTTTCTGATAAAGCCGAATGGCGCTGTTGAGGGCCAATGTCGGGCCGTCGATAGACCAAAGATCCACATGGGCGGCACTCGGGCCTCCCGCTATGATGGTGAGTTTGCGGCGCTCCACCGCTTCCGGCAGATGCAGCTTGAGACTGTCTGCTATCTGCCGGTTGCAAATCTCATCCGGCAACGGGGTGATGTAATCGAAACCTGTGATGATGCTCCCGGGTGGGATTTCCTCGCCCGGTCTGATGATGGGAGTATTAAGCACCAGCCTGGGCCAGCCATTGAATGGTGCTCACTGCGCGGAAGGTGATGGACTTGTTCTTGACAATGCTGATGGCGATGTTGGTTGCGGCCGCGCTGATATGGGCGCCCACACCCGGATAAATCTTGTTTCCATGAGACGCAAAGTTGGTGACTGTGATGGTTCTCCCGGTTGTCGCGGCCGGCAGGAGCACGCCCTTGGAAGAATTGGTGGTGGCGACATTGACCACCACGAATTGCGAGGTAATCGCGGTGGCATTGCCCTGAGTGGCGCCGGCTGCCGTCACCAGCTGCGGTGTGGTGGAAAGTGTACCGGAAAAGGTTTGCCCATTGGCGGTCAATGCCTGAGGCGTGCCGTTGCCGGTCATGTTGTTGGCAATGTTGATGATGGAATTGATAATTTCCCCGGCAAACAGCCGGTAACCAGTCAGTTGGGGAACGATTGCGGCCATTTGTTTTCTCCAGGGGCATTGATTTCTTGGCCATGACCAGCCCCGCTAGGCCATAGCTAAGTCTTTGTAATTAGTATACAAAATCTCCGAATATATTATACCTGCGTCCCCGGTTAATGCCGTCCGGCATGCGAAGTCGCGGCACCTGGGCGTTCATATTGCGGATGGTGTTGAGACTATCCTCTGCCAATCCGACCAGCTGCGGATCGGGAGGGAGCTGGTACATGGTGCGGACGCGGCAGGCCAGATTGTAGCGCAGTGCGCCATAATACTGGCTCGGCAGGTTTATCTGGTTTGCCAGATTGGCGAACTGCGAAAGCTGGCTTTTGCACAAGACATGCAATTCGTAAAGCGTGGCTGGCAGCACGGGCCATGGGTAGATCACGCCCAATGGAAATTGCGGATCATAGAAGATGAATTGCGGGATGGTGGAAAGCTGTTTCAGGCCGATCCGCGAATAGTCCTCCCGGCTTTCCAGCAAGGTAAGTGGATAATCGATCTGGTTTGGCGGCGTGGCCGTCAGTATCTGGCGGAAGAAATTGCCATCCTCCAGCCGGTCGGGACGCTGCATCCCGGCCGTGTCGATATTTCCGCCAGGGCCGATCGTATAGCTTTGCGCCCCGGTCGAAAGAATGGAATAATCCTGCAAAGAGTAGATCAGCCAGCGTTTCGATGCCCATTCCCCCAACATAATATTCAAGGTATCGAAGCAGTCGTTCGTATCCTCTGCGCTGGCAGTCTGACCAACACCCAGTACGCCTGTATCCTTCAGGACTAGGCGGATGATATCGGCAGGCGTT